AACTTTATTGAAGGCAAGAATCTCTTCTAAGCCTTCAATGATTTGCTGTTGGAATGGACGAATAACCATATTGTCCATAATGATAGAAGCTGTTCTAAGCTCCTCTGCATTGTTACCGAATCCAGTATTGTCCTTAATACCTAATAAGATAGGCGAAACAATACGGTGGCCTAACATTATCTTCTCTCTCGATTCATCAGCCAAGAACTGATACTGCGCGTGTGCGTCAGGTAAGTGAATTGGATCAACAGTTGCTTGGTCCTCAGATGACTCGTTGAACGTAAGTATGAATTTACCTGCATTCGAGCTTCCGCTAAATTTATCATATATCTTTCTCTCGATTAGTTCCTGAGTCTCCTCGTTAGGCACTCCATTGTTGAAGTTAACTAACAAAGACGGCTGAAGGCCGTTTTGAATGTTGTTGATGTGATAATTAGCTACTTCCTCTTCGAGACTACAATACTGAAGACACCCGTTATAATCGACAGGAGCATAGTAATAAAATCCGGGCTTGTAAGGCTTGAATACAAACAATTCAATAAGGTCTCCCTTACCTCCATTGCCGAATGTAGGAATTCTCTTTGGTTTGTCAGAAGGTTTAATTTCCGACCATTTGTGGAAATAGTAATAAGCTTTAATCTTACCATCAGTAGCTTTCTCTGCCCTTAAGGTTTCCATTGGAAAGTGTACTACCTTAGTGATAGCAGACTTATCTTTATTGTAAATAAGCTGTACGGCTCCTTGGCCTAACAGCTTATAATCGTTTACTAATTTGCGTAGGCATTTAGAGGTAAACAACAACTTCATCTTAGCATACATCTCAGGTTTCTCTGAGCTGTCTGTAGCCTCAAGACCTCTACCATAGATCATCTCTGTGATACCATTAATACAACAAGCATTAGTTGGACTACCCAGGTAATTTTCTATCAGAGACTCAAAATAATCCTCTCCACTCTCACCATTCAGATATAATACCCAATCCTTATGTTGTTGCTCAATCACTTCAGGTGATTGGTAGCCACTTAGATTTACCACCTTAATGCTATCCTTATAGCCTTTTGGTGTCTGTGGCGCGCTTACTAATCTTACTCTATTTTTAGCCATACTATAATACTATGTATTCTGTCTTACCTGTATCATACTCTTCATAAGCGTCAGGTAATGTAAATACGTCTTTCTTACTTGTTTCTTCAGTTATATAAACTAAATCTCTATACAATATATCTTGGTCACCTAATATTGATAAGGTGTATATTTGACCCTCCTTAAGGATTAGGTCGGTTGTCATTGTTATTTCTATATAGTTCCCGTCACTTGATAAAGCATACGTAAAAAAAGTATCCGGTTCTACAAAGAATTTATTTGTAGTGTTCCAGTTCTCATCAAGCGTAGACCATACAGAATCAAATCCTAATATTCCCTGTTTTCCAGTACCATTCTCAACGAATGTTATTGATGCAGCATCAAGATCAACCGAAGAATAAGATGACGGTATAATCTTAAATGTCTGAGGGTCTTGTGTTGGTTTTAATCGTATCACAATAGGATAACTAAAGTAGTGTATTCTTGTTTTCTATTGGATATAAAAAAAGAGGCCTTACGGGGCCCCTTTTCCTATTAAAGATCGCTTAAACCTATGATGGAGTAGCGATTGTGCCTGTACAGATATTAGCAGGAGTAAGTTCCATAGCGCTAAAAGTAAGCGTGTAACCTGAAAGATCTCCCATCGCGCTTCCTGTTACAATAGTTCCTCCGGTAACGTCTGCTCCGTGTTCTCTACCTACTAAGAAGTAGTTTCCATTGTAATCTTCTACAACGATACGAGGTCTGCCAAAAGCAAGAAGTTTAATTTGATAATTATCTTCTTTACTCAATTTAGGTAATGTTAGTTCCAATACTTGCTCGAAAGCCACCGTTCCGTTCTCACGAGAAGCTTGGATGTTTGTTGTTAAAGAAGAAGTCCCCTTTAATTCATACTTATAGTTCGTAGCGTCCCAAGTTGCATCAAAAGCAACGGTATCTTCAGAACCTGCGGTTTCTACAAGTGCAATAGATGCTGCTGAATCGTAATTAATGAAATGTACATTCTTCAGACCACCTACCGAATCTCTACAAGGGAGCGTTCTTCCTGTATCAATAGTGCAAGACATATTTTAAGATTTTATAGTAAAAAAGGGTAGGTAGGCTCTAAGGCTTACCTACCCCTTCTTGTTAAACAATTATTCTATTATGCTAAAGTAAGTAGAGCAAGGTCAGAACCAATACCGTACTGTACACCAGCAGTGAATCGCATAATAACGCGTACGTTTTGCGAACCATCAAGGTCTCCCATATCAAGAACTTTAACCTCATTGTGGTCAGCTAATAGTCCTGTACCGAAGTATAGGTTAGAAGCCTCACCAGCAACAATGTGGTCAGATGGCATACCTGGAGCAAGCTGAACTTTGATTCCTTCGAATGAAAGTGCATTTCCGTTGTTATACCACTGAGTTCCTTGTGCGTTGATACCCGCTGCACCTAATCCAGCAGATCCGAATCCTCCTAATGCACGAACATAAGCTTGGAAAGCAGCAGTTGGTACATAGATAGTAAGGTCTTCTTTACCATAAACAGCAGAAGGAAGAGCATCTACAGTGTTTCCTAATAGAGTGATGATGTTAGATGATGTGAAAGAAGTTTCAGCACCGTTAGCAGCATCATTTACATCTCCATCAGCAGCCATAAGAGTAGTGAATCCGTCAAACTCACCCGCAGTAGCGTTTACTCCACCCCAAATGTTTTGCTCAGTCTTCTCTGCAACCTTACCTGCTACGTGAGCAACTAAGAAGTCAGCGAAGTTTGGAGGAAGTTGGTCGAAAGTAGAAATACCCATTTGTACAGCTTCCCAATCAGAACGGAAGTCTTTCTTACAAAGTTCTACGTTCACTTGGAATTCTTCCGGCTGAAGGATTCTCTCAGTTAAAGTTACTGAACCTGTGTCAGCAAAATCACACCCAGCATTAGCAATAAGATCAGCAGTAGATACTTTCTTAATTACTTCTTTGTACTTGATGTTTGGTTTGATGCTAATAGCACCATCATTCAGGGTTTTACCTGAAAGTAACGCAGCAGAGATATACTGATTGGCAAACTGCCCTGCGTATGTTGTGGTAATCGATGTAGTCGTAGCCATTTTAAATATTGATTTTTATTTATTAAACATTTTAGCATACACGGCATCCATTGTTCCGCGTGGTCTTTTTGACGCAAAAGCGTTAAATTTAGGAAGAGAATCTTCTACCTCCGGAGAGTGAGCGATTGGCTCAACAGCTGGCTCCTGTGCAGATAAATCTACTTGCTCTTGTTCTTTTGATAGTTCTTCAACTGGAACTTCTACTTCCATTTCTTCAGAACCCATTTCAGCTACGATTGCTTCATACATAGCTTTTACTTCTGCCATAGCTTTCTCGAAGTCATCTTTAGAGACGTACTCTATTTTTACTTCTTCTTCAGCAGGCATCTCATCTTCTAAAGCTTCTTGCTCAGAAGACACTTCTTCAGCTGCATTTACTTCTATCTCGTTTACTTCTTCTTGGCTAAGCTCTTCAGCTTTTACCTCAGCAGTATCTTCGGCAGAAAGTAAAACAGACTTTAGTTTGTCTACAATTTCACTTGCTTTCATAAAATTTCTGATTTTATATTAGGTTAACTATTAATTACACAAGCTGTTGTATTTTTAATACAGAGAACCGATTCCCTGATTAATCATACGGCCTTTACAGCATTTACGGCTATAGGTATTTCCATTCTTACATAAGCAAGCCCTACGGTTTTCCTTCGGGCTTGTTCTGCTCCATCTTTCTCCGTAAGGTGATCTACGCATAACTTTGTGTCTTTTGTATGAATAGAATAACATCCCAAATCTGAGCAGTACCACCATCAGCAGTTATCTTCCATTGGCTTCCGTTACTTACAAAATCTTCTGTTGCGTAGTATTGGAATACTTGATGAAATTCGTGTGCTACATCGTTTCCTTTAGGGAATGCTATGTCAACTCCTACTCTCTCATAAGGAGTGCCATTTACCGACTCTAATTGAAGTCTAAGGAATGTTTGATTAGCATTAGGTGCTTGACACTTAAATACCACAGTAGCTATATACACATCGTTTGTACTATCAGCTAATACCTTCTTGGTAGTTCCGTTGTAGTAATCTATTCCTTCGTAGCTTCTGTAAACCGATGCAGCGTTATTAGGTAAAACAGTAATCGCATCTTGCAGTAGAGTTAATTTACTCGCAGAGGTATATTGCCCATCATCGTAGCGTGTCCAGCCCGTGCCTGAGCCAATACCTGATTGCGGATATAGCGTTACCCACTCACCATGCCATACTGTCCACACACCTTCTGAGGTAGTTACATTACCACCTTCCTCAATATTAGCGTA